CAGATTCTAAAGAGTTAGGCTTGATAGAGAACCCACCCCCTTTATATCACCCCCCCTTTAATCTTAAACAAAAATTTAAAATAAAAAAAGCACAACAAAGCTACAAAGTTTATTTTGTAACGATTGCTATGCTATACTGTCATACTATATACACTACTATACTACTACTATCCTATCCTTCTTTATCTCCTCCGTCTATTTCTTCTTTCTTATTAGTTAAGAACTTATACAGACAACTAACTACTACTGTTAAGTATACAGTTCCAATTAGTGTTAACAGTTCATCACTAATCATACCTTTAAAGACTGTCATACCTGCAACATAAACAGATAGGACAATTAACTCTACTGCTATTCTTTTTCTAACACTAGGTTTTAAAGTACCTGTGTCTATAAACTCTAGTGCCAAACTAAGTAACTGCATAAATACAACTAAACCAATTGCTTTCAATGTTTCAATCATTATCTCTCTTCTCCTTTATTATTAGTTTTCTATCTCGTACGTTTGTAATGTACCAGTATAACAGTATCCACCATATAACCATTTACTGCTAGGAACTGAATCAAAAAATGTAGCTTGCCAACGTTTAGGAACATATGAACTATAATTATCATCTCTGACTTTGTATAAGCTCATATAGTTCCCTTTGGCTTTACATTGTAAGTAGTCTATTCCGTTAGGTTTAGGATTGTATATGATAGTATTATTCCAATTCACGTTATCAGGTATTTGCTTAATGTCCTGATAGTATTTGATTGTAGGGTTGACAATTTGTGCAAAGTTTTCAACTTCTGCTTTACATTCAAACTCTTGTGTAACTGGATTAAAACCTCTTGTTTCAAACCCTTTATGTATATTGACCTTGAACGCTGAACAAAAGGCATAGTCTTCGCTGTAGTAAAAACCAAAGTTAGCGGACACTTCACGCATACCTTGTATACCCTCATAGAAAGTCCAATCATAATATTCTTCATCATGTAATCTGAAATCAGTCCCTAATAATTCAGAACCCTCGAACATCATAATGTTTTTTACTTTCCAAGAACTATCTTTTTTAGCTCTCCAGCGTATCGCTCGTTTCCACGGTTCAGTTATAGGACTTTTACAAGTGAATATAATTGTACACCTATGCCATAAAGTATCTTCTGAATCAATGAAATCATTCCAACTAATGAAACCGTCAGTTGTTGTTGAATACAAAGAACCATTAACGTAAAACGGTTTACTTGTGTCTATGAAAGTCCAGTCCCCTGTTCCTGCTCCTATGAAGTTCTGTATATCTCCTTTTATAGAGGAGGTTGTACGCTTCATGTCAAATTGCAGCGTGTACGTCTTTCCTGCTTGTAAAAAAGATAGTTGGTCTCCGATAACGTAATCTTCTTCATCTTTATCACTAGGACACTTAAAACCATAATACCCACTTTCATAAGTTCCTGAATCGAAAATATCTCCGCTAGCTCCAAAAGTTCGCCATACCGTTCCACCTGATTTTGTGAAGTAGTCTTTAGTCCATAAGTCTTTCCCTTGGTTAAAAGGGTCAACAAATACCCAACCACCTTTGAGCAAGTTTTTATATCCTCCACGTTTCATTGTAGGTACTTGCGTGGTTTCTTTGAACATTTCCCAATAATCAGCTTTAGGGATATTAAACTCGATTTCCCTACGTCCTAAGCCTATAAGGTCTAATGGGTTATTTATATGTACCGTTTTGCCGTTTATCGTACTATCCATTGTGTAGCCCTCTCATTCCGTAACCGTCAATAACAAAATCTTGACCGCTGTAATTCAATTGTGTTGTTCCGTCTGTCCAACCTGAAATGTTATTATTAATTTCGCACTTCACCAAAGCCCCTGCTTGAACCATTGTAATCTGTTTAGCTTGTGGACTTACTAGCATACCTGTCTTAGTTACAACCCATTTTTTAACCATTTCTGAACCTTTTAGCATAGAAACATTACTCAACACTTTAACCCTATATATCTTCATTTCTACATCAATATACCCTTGAGCATACACATCGCCCTCTTTGTAGCTCTGTAAAGGGTCAGCATAATAGAATAGACAGAAGTCCATTGCTTCGTCATAATACAGACCATTATAAGTATATTTGTTACTGAAAAACTCTATATACTGCTTTTTACTCATTGCTACGCTTATTGTATCTTTACTAGGGTTCATCAACTCAATAGGGTTATGAATTAATAACTCCTCGAAATTTAACCATGAAAACATTATTTATATACCCTTTCTATTGTACATAAGCCAGTCATAAAATCAACCGAACGAACCCCACATTCCCCATAAATTAAGTTACTTACGTTCGCCTTTTGTCCCCACCAAAATAGCTTGGTATTGTAAGCAGTTGCGTACATTTGAGGGTTAAACTTAACTTTGTTATACTTGATAACTGGGAACAGCTCTTCTACTCCTAGCGTTATCGGTCTAACGTTTGCAGGAAAATCATCGTAATTCTTATCTGTCATGATAACATTACCTTTTAATTCTCCGTTTTTTGGTATGATACCCCAAATCCTAGCAATCCCAGTCCCAATTTCCGGAATGGTATATTCTTTGCTTTTACTCCACGTTCCGTCGCTTTGTTGTTGGAATAACCACGCTTTTCTAGTGTTATAGTTAGCGAAAAGAATTTGCGTTGGTACAGGTCTAGTTCTTGAATTTTCGTATTCTCTAAACCAATCTTCTGTACTTCGCTCTGTTCTTAATACACCAGTAGACCAAATGGTTGTGGCACTTGAAATGCCTTTAACTTTCTTTGTATCTGTTTCACTTAGCTTCGGTTTGTAAGGAGCTAAAACGACACCAGTAGGAAAAGCTACGTTTCCAGTCCATTCATTCATAGAACTATATTGTGGCACTTGAAATGCCTTTAACTTTCTTTGTATCTGTTTCACTTAGCTTCGGTTTGTAAGGAGCTAAAACGACACCAGTAGGAAAAGCTACGTTTCCAGTCCATTCATTCATAGAACTATAACTTATTTTTTCATTAACTCTACAATTTTCAATGTTATAACTCCTCCACATTTCACTCGTGTAACTGTCAAAGTTCCAATTAGCCCAATAAGAACCTGTGTTGTAACCTGTGTTAACCATTGCCGAACCAAGTAATCCGGCCACTTTATAACGTTTGTCAGGTTGTTGGTAGATGTAACCCTCTTCAATGTTACTTGCCATTTCTCCAAAAGTGCAATCAATAGCTGTATTTGCGTCAGTAACATATAACAGTTCTTGATTATCTACCCAAGCCTTTGTGTTGCTGTCAAAAGTTTGTCGCTTTTCTGTGAACTGTTCAGGATAAATGACGTTACCAGTCAAATCAAATATACCCTTGTCTCCATTCAAAACGTGAAATTTTAGCGTTCTACCTGCTTCGGTGTCATAAGTATCTGAATCAATTCCAATCAATACACGCTGACCTAGTGGGCGACTATAACACCAAACGGCTTCTTGTTTACAAATTCCTCTTTCCTCTAAGTAAAAGAGTTCTTTATCAGTTTTAGAACCTACCCAAGTATAAACTTTATAATCAACGCTTTGTGGTGGTGTACCCTCATAAAACCCAGTAAACGGCGGTGTTCCGTCGTCTGTATTAGTCTTTCGATAGCCGTTAAACTCATCTCTATCCTCAACGAACGGAGTAACCTCTCCACCTTGTTCAATTTTAGGTAAGTACACTTCAAATTGTACAAAATCGCTTGTTTGTGCCACTTCAAAAGCTATACCAAACTTTTCTGCCGTTTCCGTACTAGGTAGCGTGTATACTTCTTTTACATCTAAGTATTGATTAGGTTGAACTTGGTATGTACCTACAAGCTCATTTTTAGTACCGTATAGAAGTTTTAGTCTTACCTCTAATACATTTACACCAGAATTATACAAAGTGCCTGACAAGCCATATTTTTGCCCTTGTGTGAGGTTTGGTGTTACAAAGTTAGGATATAAGCTAGGATATTGTTTTCTGTCGTAATCTGTACAAAAAGCAATACCGCTTATTTTATTTTCCCCTTGTGGTTTAGTAACAATAGAACCATAGCTAAAGGGTCTGTTCCAGTCTTCAGGACATTTTTTTCTTTGCCAACGATTGCTTGTTTCTACTCCAGTCGTTCCGTCTAAGAGATAGATATGTTGTGGCAATAATTCAATTGTTTCGATACTCTTTAAAGAACAACGTTGTACAATGTTCCAATTAGGTTTTTTAATCGTGAAATCTCTACCTGTGTTAGAGTTCCAACAATATGCTTTGAAAATAGTCATTCGATTGCTAAGCCCTCCACTAAGTCTACTAGTTCTTTTTCTGTGCTTACTTCGTCCACTTTTTGTTGTTTAAGTTTAACATTTGCGTCAACATAAACGCCCTCAATTTCCATTAATTTCAACAATGCTGAACGGTCTGGCAGTTTATTGACTTCGGTAACTGTTCGCCCTGTTTCTGTTTTCCGTCCGTTTGCATTGTTTTTATATTGAATAACTGTCTTTGTTTCTTTTCCTCCAAAAGCTAGGGTTTTTAACGCTTCTAGCATTTTTTTATTTTCTTCTTCTGTCATAGCCATTAAATGAAATAGTCCTCACTTTCTTCGCTTTCTAAGAACCACCACATTAAGTTAATTAAAGCGTCAGCCAAATCAATCTTATCTGTATAGCCCTTTTTGATAATACGCATTAGTCCAAAATCGTTTATTTTCGTTTCTGCGTTCATTAAATGCACCGCTAGTAATTTACTATCAAAATGTATTTTACCCTCTTCCATTAGCTTCTGTGTGGCTTCTAAGGTATTTGATAGCTTAAAGCTGTTCTGCATTACTTTATTATAAAATTCAATGTCATAAGTTTGCTCAAATTTGTCTATGAAATTTTTAGCATAGTTAGGGTCATAATTCAACGCAATCGGAACACTTCCATTCATAGCACTTGTAAAAGCGTCCCACGCCTCTTCTGACATGTTATTTATGCCCTCGTGTGTTATTGTTTCCCCTAAGTGTTTAAATTTGTCTTCTGCACTCTCTGGCATGATAGGGATAGCCTTGAAATAATAGTGTCCGTTTTCTCTGTAACCTATCACAGTACCCCAAACATCGCCACGAACTGAAAAGTCTGAGCCAATAGCAACTAAACGACCCTCAAAGTCTAATGGTGGTACTAGACATTTGTCTACAATTTGTTTTGTAAAGATTGTAGTGCTGTCAGTCATTGATAAATTAAAACGTTTAGTGATAATTTTAGCCATTTTAACAGGGTTACCGATTGCCCCTATAAAGTCCTTTTGAATGTCCTCAAGTGTTAAAGTGTAACCTAAAGCGGGGTTTGCTTTAATGTATTTAGAGCTGTCTTTTACTTCGTCGTAATCGTCTAAAGCATAATAGAAAACCCAATGACTGAAATCGTCGTCTTTTACCCATTCTTTCCAACTTTCAAGCTCATCATCATAAGCACCGCCACGAATAACGTTGTTTGTGGTTGAGATAAAAAGCGTACCCTTATTTTTTCTTAGCCCCTGTCTAATAGTGATAAGAGGGTTCTTTTTAAACGCACCAAACTCATCTATAATAACTAATTGTTCACGTCCACCGTCTAGCGTGTCCTCGTTACTAGCATAGATAGAAATCTCTGTGCCTTTGCTTTTTAGAATTGAGTTATCTTTTACAATGATTTGCTCTTTATTCAGTTTGAATTGATTTTTAAATTTATTAATGATAGTACCTTGACAGTTTCCCATAGCTCTAAAGTGCTTCATCAAGATTTTTTCTGCTTGGTCTTTCTTGGTAGCCATTAAAGCGATGACGCTATTAGGCTTAGGAAACAAAAAGAGTTCAATTAAGGCTATCATGACATCAAGGATAGATTTTGCGTTTGAACGTCCTACAATTACAACAAACTCATCAATTTGATAAGGTGTGCAATACATCAAAGTAAGCACCGCCTTATGATAAGGTATGATTTTAAAGCGTTCGTTATTAGGCAAAGTCATAAATTCCTCAATGAAATTAAAGATTTTCTCTGCCTTATTGTAGTCTATTTCATGTTCGATTTTAGCCACTTTTTTCTTTAGTAGCTTAATCATTTCGCCATTATCCTTGCTTTGTCCTATCCAGTCTTGAATTAAACTCATTTTTTATATCTCCTTACATTAAGCCCTCCGCTATAATTCTAGCATAGTCAATCAAATCTCCGCTTCGTTCCTTTCCTTGGTGGCATTTATGGCAAAGAACTTCGGTTGGTACGTTTATTACTTCTTTGTCAAAGTCGTTGACATCTAACATGTCATTTTGCCATTGTAGTGGGATAACGTGATGACAAATTAAGTGTTCTGTACTCCAACATCTTTCACAATGTCCTACTCTGTTCTTTTCTTCACGTGCCTTTTTTACCCACCTAGAGTCATTATATAACTTACTTTTAGTATAAATCAACGCTTATTCAATTTAACCCCATTTCTTTCTAGTTTGTTATAAATTTCGTTCGCAATTCTACGACCGTCTGCACTAGATTGTACATAGATTTTAATGTCTTGTTTTGAGTTGTCTTGTGTTCCAATGCTTGGTGTTGCTGTTGTTCCTTTTGTTGCTCGTGCATAAGGTTGGACCGCATTGACAGCTCTGCTGATTGCTTCTCTACCACCTGCGAAAAATTGCAAGTCCAATGGCAGTTGACCGTTTCTTGAACCTAGAATTTTTTGACCTAGCGAAGTAGGTTCTTTAATTCCAAGTGGGTCGATGTTACTTGTTAGCCAATGAAAATCACTAAAGATATCGCCCCATGTACTGTTGCTTCTAAAGCCTAATGCTTTACCAAGTAAACCAGTATTACCCCCAACATTACGTGAAAGGTTTAAGGCACTTTTAACAGCACTATAAGCGTTGTTTGCCCAATCATATAAATCTTTTAATGAACTAATAGCTGAACCAACTTTACCTAAGAAACTACTGATAGAAGTATAATTGATTTTGTTGAAGAAGTTATTAACTGCTTGTTTTGCGTCATTAATTGCGTCTTTCATTTCATCTTGTGACACTTTACCGTCATGGTTCTTATCAATGATTTGCGTTAACGCCCCAACTGCTTTACCTGCCATTTGACCTAACTGGCTACCGATAGTACTTGCCATTGTTGTGGCATTATTTCCTAGGTTACCCATGTCAATGCCTGTATCTCCTAGACCTTTACGGAAACCGTCCAAAGCACTTGTATTGAAACCGTTAGTAATCATTTCACGAATTTGCCCCCAAGTGCTAGGACCTGAAGCAACTAATTCATTCCCTTTCTGTTGGAACAATTCTAAAGCTCGGTTCATTACATCTGTACCGATAGCCCCGTTTTCCATAGCTTGCTTGAACTCTCCCATACCTATGCTAGTATGGTTAATTTCGTTGTACGCTTGAATAAGCATATCACGGAACTGTGCACCTAAAGCTGACTGCATGATTTGATTAAAATCTTGAGCGTGTAACGTACCAGAACCCAACGCTTGAGCTAAACCATAAGAAAATTGTTTCTGTGTGTCCATTGTTAGCCCTAAGCTGTCCCCCACGGCATTAATTGAATTAACAATTTTAAATGCTTGGTCGCCTGTTAGACTAGTATAACCTGAAATGGTAGAACCTAACTCGTTCAGGTCATTACGTTGTGATTTTAGTAGTTCACTTCCTGAATCAATGTATGAATTGAAACGTTTGTAACCCTCTGCACCGTCTGACAAAGTAGCTGACAAGCTCTTTTGTGCCTGAATTTGACGGTCATAAGTAGTCATCAAGTTGTTAGCAAAACCGCCAATATAACCAGTAGCAGTTGAAACCGCACCAGTAACAAGCCCAATTCCTGCATTAACTCCACTCACTACGTTCCCAATTTTAGAGAAAGTTGAAAGCATATTAGAACCGTAACTTTTGACGCTATCAAACGCACCTGATAAGCTGAACCCCTTACTTGAATCAATCTTTGAAAGTTCTGTGCTTAGTCTAGTCGCTTGCGTTTGTGCTTTGACTAACTGGCTTTCCAATGCCTGTACTTGTTTTTGTGTAGCACCTGACATCTTAGCATTTGCAAGTGCCTTTGTTAAATTGTCTACGTTCTGCTTGGCAAGGTTTAAAGCTCTTTGTGTTTCTTTAATACCTTTGTCTTTCATAGTCACAGAACCTGTTATTTGAGCATTCTTGTTCGTTTCTTTTGCTAGGCGACCAATGTTATTAATTTCTCTTTGTACTTCCCTAGCACTACTTAAAACGCCTTTAGTATTAAGTT